TGTTTGGTAATAAAGGAGCTGTGTGGACAAATACAGTACACATCGCTCAGTCGGGTGACTCAGTAACTCTTTGTGGTACACCAATGTTGTCCAGCAACTGGGCATCCATTGAGGGAGTGAAGGAAGCAGGTTGTCCAAAGTGTCTGGCTAAAGTAAATGCCAATTAGGTTAGGCAAGGTTTTGTTCCAATATTTAGTATATAAAATTAAAAAATAAAAAAAACAGTTATGTCAAAAGAAACAGGTAAAAGAGGTCGTCCAGTAGTAGCTGGATCAGCTCGTCAAGCAAGATTAGATGCGCGTGCTCAAAGAGCAGCACAAGGATTGTCAATTGGAAGAGGTCGTCCAGCTAGCCAGACTAGTGCTCGCCAAGCTAAATTAGCCGCGAAGGCAGCTAAGATCGCAGCCGGAATTGAGATCAAGCGTGGCGCACCGAAGAAAACTAAATCTGAGTCAGTGATGGCTTAGTGGGTTAGGAGTAACCCGATCCCCGAGCCTGTTGGTGTGGTAAGGGGATCATTTTTTCATTATTAAATTTAAGTTATGAGTAAAGTTTTTTATATTAAAGAGACAATTTTGAGTTTTTTATTAACGTTCTTTTTTGGTATGCGAGTACAAGGTGAGCCGATCAATTTGGAATACGGCGTTGAGCAACCGAAGCACACGTACGTTCCTAGTAATCGTCCAGCAGACCAGTTTGTCTGGATGAGTGAGCTGAGAGTGAGTAGTCTACATGGAGTAAAGCAGAATGTTTATTTGGAAGGCTAAATATTATTACTTACCTTCACGTTATTAAATTAAAATTAAATTAAAAGTTATGGCTACAAGATCATTAATTGGGATGAATTTGGATAATGGGATCACTAAAATTATTTATTGCCACTGGGACGGTTACCCAGAGCATAACGGTCAGCTGCTAGTGGATAATTACACTTCACCGTCCGCAGTATTTGAATTGATGGAGTTAGGGGATCTAAGCTCGCTGGACGCAACACTAACCAGCTGCGTAGCGTTCCATCGCGATCGAAAAGAACCATGGGGTATGGTTGAACCAAGAGACGTAAATACCAGTGAGCTAGACGCAGTAGGCAAAGATTATGGGGTAGATTACGTGTACATTTATAATAATGAATATGAGTGGGAATGCTCCAGATTAAAATACACTGGGGAGCTAGTACCGTTAGATATATTGAGCAACATCGCTCTAAATTAGGTTCATACTTTTAATTTTTAATGGTGATCGAGCTCGGGTTTCTACCCGGGCTCCTTCGCTGACCGTCTGGATCGCGTGCTCACCAGACAGTCGATCACTAGCTTCCCGATCGTTGAGATTCATACGGTATTTCTGCTCACGGGTTCCCCACCCACCACTAAAATATATAAAAAAATAGTTATGAATAATTATGAAAGGCAAAATTAATTTATTATATTTAATATATAATATTAATAATTAAAAATTTAATAAAAATATATATAAAAATAATTAGAAATAGTTATAAATATATTTGGAAAGTAAGAATTAATTATGTATATTTATGTATTATTAAAAATTAAAAATTAAAAGTTTATGAAAAAGTTAAGTATGAATGAAATGAATGTATTAAGTATGGAAATTAGTAAAAGAATTAATGAAAAAAAGTATGAAAGTATTAAAGGTAAATTAGAAAAAGATGTTGATTTTAAAAAGTTAGAAAAATTAAATAAAGAAGTAAATGAATTAAATAAAAAATTAGATGAAAAAAGAAAATTAAATAATGAATTAGTATTAAAAGTTAGAAATAAATTTAATATTGGTAGTGTTTATATAGATAATAATAGTAATGAAATTAAAGTAATGTTTAATAATTTAAATGTTTATAATGATTTAGTATTATATAGTATAGGTAAAGATTTAAATGTAGAAGAATTAATTAATAATATAGTTAATAAGTATAGTTAAATTAAAATAATATATTATAATGAAATAGTTTGAAAATATTAATATATTAAATTAAATAAATGGGGCCTGGCAGGGCCCTATTCTTATATTCACGGTATAAAATTAATAATATGAACAAAAAGGAAATCAGAAATGCAATTAATAAAGCGGCTTACGAGTACGCTAAAGTATTAGGGTATGAAATACACGATGATGAAGGTGACGGTACCGTGTTATTCGCTCCAGTCGATTATACCAGTGCAGACAATACGATCACTTGGCATCGTAGCTACCATGAAACGTGTGTGTTAAATTGGGCTGATTATATGATCAAGCAAGATGCTGAATGTATAGATAAACACATGAAACCAATAATTGAACATTATAATAAACAATACATACCGAAACGTGCTACGGCATAGTTCGGTTCGTATATTCACGGTACACAAATAATAAAATATGAGCAAATTAACATTTACAGACGGTGAAACATTCGATTTAAGTGGTCCACTACGAGTGGAAGAACGTTACGATGGATGGTACGTGTTGGGAAACAACAGAATGATACCCGTGAGTAGTCAAGACGCAGGTAATAAATTGATATCACAATTAAATAATTAAACATATGAAAACAGCAATGCAAGAATTACTAGATGAATTAAAAGAATATCAATTAGAATTTAATATACCTATTGAAGTAATAGATATGTGCGAAAGTCAATTAAATGTAGAAAAAGAGCAGATAATTGAAGCTATAAATACTTGGTGCAGTGATGATAATATATTAACACCTGAACAATATTACAACCAAACCTATAATAAATAATTAAACAATTAATAATATGAACGTAAACGATTTAATGAACATGAACGACATGTACTATGTAGGAAACATAATCGATGTAGACGGTGATGGATGGGTGACAAAGCAAGAAGCGCAGTCAATATTAGACGAGCTAATGGGCGATGATGATAATTCAGGCGGATACGGTGATGAATCGCCTGCTGAATACAAGGATATACTAGATCGCGTGGGTGTAAAAATATAGCGCGCGCGTACAAAAAAGCTAGCAGATTTGCTCTTTTGCCGTTGCTAGCGGATCGATATCGGGGCGTGCGCGGTCTGATCCCATGCCAATTGCGGTCCATCGACGGCGCGCACAAAAAAGGGCAGAGCCTGGGGTATTCTCAACGCGACAACGATCTTTACGCCCCGACAGTATATACGCATATCCGCGTTTCTATTTAACTCCTTTTTCACCCACTTTGCAAAACCCCAAAATCTCTTTTAATACAATTTTTTGCATCGACAAAAATATATATTTATATTTACCACTATGAAAAAGTACACAGGAGAAATATTATTAACAAAAGAAGCGTTTGCTTTATATTCACAGCAATTACGTGAGGAACGTGCGCGTGAACACGGCATGACACTTGAGGAATGGGATAAAGCCGTAGCAGATATGGCTGTTGTGCAACGTGTTGTACAAGATAACGTATCGGGTTCAATAGAATAGTGGTTATGGCACGACTCTTACCTATATTACCCAGTATAAACAAATAAGTTATGAGACGCATTACATTAGATGAAGCTAAACAATATCGCAAGCTTGACCCACATACTAGTTTTAAATACAGTATGCGTGAGGCTATTGCATTTACAACTGAATCTGACCCACAATTACCTGAATGGGATATAGTTACATATTATGGTGCTAGCTGGATTGATCCTACTAATATCCCCCAACATCCTCATTATATCTACATTCTTGTTAATCCCTCTATTCCGGGCGTGTGTAAGATAGGCTACACTACTACAACAGTATATGATCGCGTCCGCCAGATTAATGCAGCTACCGGTGTTATTGCGCCGTGGTACCCTGTATTTTCATATAAGTGCCCTAATGGTCGTATGCTAGAGCAAGAAATACATGAACATCTTCAATTGCTTGGTGTTCGTATTTCACCAAATCGTGAAGGTTTTTGTATTGATACTAATAGTGCTCGAACTATAATTGAAAGTATAGGTAAAAAATATGATTTAAGCGAAATAAACGCGTAAGTATAGTATATACGTATAAGAGTAGGATTAGTGGAGGTACAAGCAACTTGAGCAGAAAATTTAAAGGTTAATATTTATACCCATGAAACATTATAAGATAAAATTAGAAGATAAAGCGGCATTTATAAATAAAGTTGAGAAAGTTGGTGTTACAATAGATAGCTTTGACATTAAAGATAATAAGTTAGACGACACATTTGAATTTAGTGTTGAAGATCCAGGTACAATTGAGGTTATTAATACTATTTTAAGGCAATCTCCTAAGATTAATCAAATTAAAGAGCAACTTAAAGCGATGATTCGAGAAGAATTAAAAGCATTTAGAAATAAAGAGTAACCAAAAGTTACTCTTCTTCTTTGGAGGTATAAAAAATCTTTCGTAACTTCCACCTACGTTTGGTTTGAACGGGTTGGATGGAAAAAGCGTAAAGGGTAGCAGGAATAGCGGGAACGGAAAAACACATATATTTATATATAAACATATACTATGAGATACAAAAACAACGTATTAGACAGATTAATGACTTTAGATACTGCTGTAAGCCGTATTGACGTTTTAGTCAACAGAGGTGGTACACAAGAACAAGTTAATGAGGCCATTGAAAAAACAAAAGAGGCAATTGAGGCAATTAGAGAAATGGTCTCTGTTGAACCTGATGATTTTGAACAACAATTTGCTCCACGTCAATAATTTATTATGACAATATTTTTATGGGTACTTGGTATCCACTTAATTGAGATAATATTGGTTGGATTTTATTTATTGTTTCGTAGAAATAGTGCTTTAGAAAAAATTGCTACTCAACAACAAGAGTATATTAATGCTATTAGTATTATAATTCAAAATTCTGATGAAACTTTACGTGAAATGGAAATAGCAGGTGCTATGGAAGCTGATGATGAAGTTGGTGTATTTTTTAGAAACTTAAAAGAAATACAAAATCAAATCAATCAGTTCAATACTTATAAAAACTAGTTTGGTTACGTTCCTTTCTTTTCGTATCATGTCTATTAAAAATAAGACAACAGATGGCATACTATGAAGAAGATTACGACTACGATATTTTCGGAGACGATGATGAAACGATAGCGTTAACTAAACGCGGTAAACCTCGTAAGCGTAAACCAAAAGAACCAAGAATTTATTTTACTCAAGATACTGAGGACGCTATCGTCGAATATCTTATTACTGAAGATACGGCTGAGCGTAATCGTATTTATAATGAACGTATTAAGTACGGTTTTTACAAATTAGCCGAAAATATTATCCACACGTTTAAGTTCTATTATACTGATACAGATACAATTGAGGAATTAAAACACGAAGTTATTACTTTCCTCCTTGAAAAATTACACTTATATAAAGCTGAGAAAGGTAAAGCATTTAGTTATTTTGGAACTATTGCTAAACGTTATCTTATTGTTTACAATGAGAACAACTATAAAAAGTTACAAGAAAAAGCGGATGTTGAAGATATAGATGAGGATAAAACCCAATTATATGAATCAATGGACGCTATTGATGAAATGCACTCTCCAAATCTATTCATCAATCAGTATATAATGTATATTGATAAACATATTCATACACTATTTCCTAAACAACACGATGCTCAGACAGCAGACGCTATTATTGAATTATTTCGTAAGCGTGAAACGCTAGAGATATTTAATAAAAAGGCTCTATACATCTATATTCGCGAGATGACAGATGTATCAACCCCTCAGATTACTAAAATCATAAAAAAGTTAGATACATTGCGTATCCGATTATATAATGAGTATTATGAGCACGGATATATAAAGATTTAATTACTTATATTTATACGTAAACGCATTTTATGGCTAATTTTGACGACGTAACCGTATTTGACGGCATGTCATTATCGGATTTATTTAAGAAAATACACAAGAATAATAAAGATATTGACAAACAAATTGGTGAATTTATTGAAACAATGAAACCTATGGCAACATCTAACGCGGGTTCCGCGGTAATGTTGATGCCTACCGTTAAAGATTTAATTGATGTTAATGTAAAAAATAATGAACAATTGATTAAAATGGCAGCTATAGCACAACGTGCGGCATCTTCTAATAATTCAGCATCAGATTCGTTAATTGATATGAGTGAAATTGAAGCTTTATTAGCTGAACAGAAAGATATTCAAGACGAAGGTAAAAAATTATTAGAGCAGGCTCCTAAAACTCAACAACTTCAATACGAAAATATTAAGTAATGCCTTTATCAATACGAACAGGTATAAGTAATCAAACGGTTGGAACAAGTAAATCTTCTACCTCATCAACTTTTCCCCAAATACCATCTTTACAAGTAGGTAAGGTAATGGGTGTTGTTACTACTAATAATACCCCTACTACAAAACAATTTGAGAAAGTAGGAGGTTATGGTGCTATGGGAAGAATATTTTTTATAGATTATAATAATGCTAAAAATATAGATCCTGAAAATAAGGATTCTTTGTTTGATATATGTGATACAGCTAAACCTTTATTCCCTCAGTTTTGTTATTATCCTTTATTAGGAGAATTAGTTTATATAATTGAACTTCCTTCTCCATCATCACAAATAACTCCTACATCAACAGAAAAATACTATATTAATTCTATAAATCTATGGGAAGATTCTCAGGTTAATGCTCAAACGTCAAATGCAAAATCTCCTTTAGGTAAAACTTTTTTAGAAGATTCTAATATAAGAAATATTTTAAACTATGAAGGTGACCATATAGTACAAGGTAGAAAAGGAAATTCAATTCGTTTTGGAACTACTGTAAGAGTAGCTTTAAATAGAAATGAATGGTCTGATATTGGACTTGAAGGATATCCTATTACTATAATATCTAATGGACATGCTTATGATTCTAAAAAAGATTTTTATCTTGAACAAATAAATCAAGATGATTCTTCAATATATTTAACTTCTAATCAAAGTATTTCTTTAAAAAATAATATAAAGGATCCTATAAATCCATTAACACTACCTTTAGGTATTTCTGATTATACTGAGTCTCAAATAATATTAAACGCAGGAAAAATTATATTAAATTCTAAATTTGATGATGTAATGTTATTTGCCGAGAATAATGTTGAAATTAGTACAAATAATTATATTAATTTAAATGGTGGTAGAGTTTATATTAACGTTAAAGGAGATGCTGTTCCTAAAGGTCCTAATCCCAAAATTATCTTAGGAACCCGTTTCGATGATACACCAGCATCTGAACCTTTACTATTAGGAACAAAAACTGGGGATTTTTTATTATCATTAATATCAGCCTTAGACGCTTTTGCACTTTCACTTACAGCAACATCTACAAATGCTAGTGGTAGTCCTCTAGCTAAAGTTCAAGGATCAGCTGAAGCTTTACAAGCTCAGTTAAAACCTCTTTATGATAAGATTGAAACTTTAAAATCAAATACAACCTTTACAATATAATGGCTGATTTACAATCAAACATATCATCTTTAGTCCCTAGTAATATAACTAATACGTTATCACAAATCCAAAATCCACAATCTTTTGGAGAACAGTTATTAGATAATGCTAAAAAACAAGTTATAAATGCTGCATTAGGTATTGTTCAAAAATTAAAAGATGAAATTCAAAAAACAATTTTAAAAAAAATTGAATTTGAAAAAAATCATATTAAAAAATTACTTGAACTATCAAAACAAAACATAGGTACAACAACATATGAATTTGGAAGAGTAATTGAAATTCCTCCTACTTTATCAGATGAAGAATACCAAGCTGCTGTTGCTTTAGAAAATTTTAGCTATGAAAAAGAAAAAATAAAAATTGACAAAAATTTAAAAGGATTACAAGATAGATTACAAAAAATTTTATTAGATCCTTTTATTAAAATAAAAACAGAATATGTTCAATTTAAAGGAAAAGTAGCTGGAAAAAAGTTAAATAGAGAAACTTTAAAACAGTTATATAAATCTGAAAAGGTTCAACAGTTATTAAAAAATATATTTAAGGGTTTAGTGCAAATAACAGCATCTTTATTAACAGGAGAATTAATTAAAGTTATAGCTAATAGTGCTGAACTTCAAGAATTAGTAGATAAAACAAATGAAATTATTGATAATGCTGTAACATTACCTCAATTAAACCAAGCTAGGGTAGCTAGAAATGGAGCTATTAGTACTATAAATAGACAAGAAAATAGAATTAGAGCTATATTAAAAGTATTACAAACGTTAAATGTTATATTAACAATATTTGGAGTATTAACTGCTATTTTAAATATAATCCCCGTACCATCTCCATTAGGTATTCTTGCTAAACCAGCAACTATTAAATGGGCTAATGCTAAAGAAATTCGTGACGGTATAGGTATAACAGTTTCTATATTAATACCAATGTTAACATCTGCTATTGCTATATTAGAAGATTTAAAAAGACAATTACGTGAAATTAATCAAAAAATTGAAGATAAAACATTGGATTTATTAGATGATAATTCATTATTTGATTATATATCACAAATTACATTATCTAGCGAAAACCCAATATCTGATATTAATCGTAGATCGGATGAATCTGATAGTGAATATGCTGATAGATTACGCAACTCAACAACACTATTAAATTTACTAGTAAAACAAAACCCAGGAGTAAGTACAACTTCGTTACAAGATACTCTTGATAATTCCTCTTTATCAACATTAAATGGTCTTGTTAATAAAGTACTTCCTACTAACAATAACAGTATAATTGGAAATTACAAAGGATTTACATTTGTTCTTAAAAAAGAAGATGATCCTAAATTTGTAGTTAAAGGAAATAAACGTCATTATGCTGTAGCCGTTAATACTAAAGGTTTAGAACAATTAAAAAGTGATTATTCATTTACATTAGACCCACAACAACTAATAAGTCAATTGAAATTACAAATTGATAATCAAAATTTACAAGGATAAAATATTTATAATTATGAACACAAAAGCATTTAAAAGATTAATTAAAGAAGCCGTAATCGATGCTATTCATGAAGAATTACCATACATTCTTGAAGAGCACATGGCTAAACAAGAGAAAAAAGCATTACGTGAAAATCGTACAATGTCGTTTACAAGCAATGATGTAGCACCTAACCCTGCTTTACGCGCTCAATTAGCAAGTAAAATGGGATCTATGTTAGGTTATGATCAAGTACCACAACAAGGTGGATTGCAAGTAGAAAATACAGGTGGTAATCCATTTGCTGCTTTTATAGCAGATGCTGCAAACAACATGACTGCTCAAGATAAAGCAGGATTAAGCAATTTAGGATAATATGCCAATACCTCAAACGATACGAGTAAATCCACTAGATTTACAAAAGAATATTGTAATTGGGGTATCATTACCCTTTAATGCTAAAGGCGTATTTAACAAAACATATAGTACTAAAGAACAAATTAAATCTAATTTAATTAATTTATTACTAACAGATAAGGGTGAAAGAATAATGAATCCTGAATTCGGAGCGGATTTAAGAAAATCATTATTTGAAAATATGACTAGTGATAGTACAGAGTTATTAAGAATTAAAATAATAGACGCTATTAATATTTTTATTCCTGAAGTAGAATTAGGTAATATAGATATTAAAAATGATTTTGATTATAATACCTTAAATGTAACTGTAAATTATCGTTTAAGAATTTCAAACGAACCCGATCAAGTAACTGTACAATTTATATAATAATGACCCAAGATAAGAATATATCATATTTAAATAAAGATTTTAGCACATTTAAAGCTAACTTAATAAATTATGCCAAAACATATTTTCCAACAGCATATAATGACTTTTCAGATGCTAACCCTGGAGCTATGTTTATTGAAATGGCTTCATATGTTGGTGATGTAATGTCATTTTATCTTGATAACCAAGTACAAGAAAACTATTTATTATACGCTAAAGAAAAAGAAAATTTATATGCTATGTCTTATGTTTTAGGTTATAGACCTAAAGCATCATATGCTTCTTCTACTACAGTAGATATATTCCAAAAAATACCTTCTACAGTAATAAATAATGCTGCTGTTCCTGATACTAATTATGGATTAATTATTCCTACAAATACTGTATTAACATCAGTATCTACAGGAACTAAATTTTTAACTACTGAACAAATAGATTTTAGTGATACAGGTAGTGCTACTATTACATTTTATGATACAAGTAATTTTTTAATAAAAAAATCAGTATCAGCTATATCAGCTGAAATAAAATCAACTACTTTTAATTTTAGTAACCCAACTAAATTTTCTACAGTTAATATTACTGATTCTAATATTTTACAAATTTTAGATGTAACCGATAGTGATGGTAATTTGTGGTATGAAGTTCCTTATTTAGCTCAATCCACTATTTATGATAAATTAGCTAATCCAACATATAATTCTGATCAAGTTCCTTATTTGTTAAAATTAAAACGTGCTCCACGTAGATTCGTTTCAAGATTGTTATCTGATAATAGTTTGCAATTAGAATTTGGAGCAGGAGTTTCAAATAAATCCGATAATAACATTATACCTACACCAGACAATATCCAATTAGGATTAGTACCAGGTATATCAGATTTATTAGATAACTACAACCAAACATCTATATTTTATACTCAAGAATATGGTTTAGCTCCTTCAAATACAACATTAACCGTACGTTACTTAACAGGTGGTGGTATTACTTCAAATGTACCTGCTAATGATTTAACCACAATTGACGTTTCAGGAATTTATTTTAAATCTGGAATTACAGATAATGAAATTAAAAATAGTGTAGTATCAATCAACCCAAATCCATCTTCAGGTGGTAGAAGTGCCGATGAAATAGAAGAAATTAGAAATAATGCTTTATATGCTCATTCATCTCAATTACGTGCTGTAACTAAAAATGATTATATTGTAAGAGCATTGTCATTACCCTCAGATTATGGTAGTATATCTAAAGTGTATGTTAGTCAAGATTTAAGTGTTAATCCTCAATCTACAACAGCACCAACAGCAGTTTCTAATCCATTAGCATTAGATATGTATGTTTTAGCTTATAACGACAAAAAACAATTAGATTTAGCATCAACTACATTAAAACAAAACTTAGCTACTTATTTGAATGAATATAGAATGGTTACTGATGCTATTAATATTAAAGATGCTTTTTACATCAATATAGGAATTAATTTTGATATTACTATAGTAGGTGGATTTAATAATCAACTTGTATTACAAGATTGTTCTAATGCTTTAAAAAATTATTTCAATACAGACAATTGGCAAATAAATCAACCAATTACACTATCAGATGTTATGATTACTCTTTTACAAACAAAAGGGGTACAATCTGTAGTTAAGTTAGAAGTAATAAATAAACAAGATATTACTGGGACTACTTATTCTACTTTAGGATACGATATAGCAGGAGCTACTAGAAATGGTAATATATATCCATCAGCAGATCCTTCAATTTTTGAAGTAAGATATCCTGATACTGATATTCAAGGTAGAGTTGTAACTTATTAAAAATTAAAATATTAAAGATATGTTATTAAAAAAAGGTGATAATAACGAAAACGTAAAGTTAATGCAACAAAAGCTTGGTATTGAACCAGCAGTTACTAATTTTGGTCCTAAAACAGAAGAAGCAGTTAAAGCATTTCAATTAAAGAATAGTTTAACTCCTGATGGTATTGTAGGCGACGGTACTTGGAATAAAATAATGGGTACAGCCCAAATAGCATCTCCTACTACTGCTCCAACTCCTGCTCCTATAGCTAGTACAGGTGGTTTAAAATTAGATAAATTAAAAGGACATATTCCTGATGCTGTAATAGCAATGATTCCTGATACGGCAGCTAAGTTCCAAATTAACACTCCATTGAGATTGGCACACTTTTTAGCCCAATGTGGTCACGAATCAGGTGGTTTTCGTTTAACACAAGAAAATCTAAACTATTCAGCTAAAGGTTTAAACGGTATATTTAAAAAATACTTTCCAACAGAAGCAGCAGCTGCTCCATATAATAGAAATCCACAAAAGATTGCAAACAAAGTTTACTCAAATAGAATGGGTAACGGAACTGAAGCAAGTGGTGATGGTTACAAATTCAGAGGTCGTGGTTATATCCAATTAACAGGTAAAGATAACTACACAGCATTTGGTAAATCAATAGGTGTAGATATGACAGTAAATCCTGATTTAGTAGCATCACAATATGCATTATTATCAGCAGCATGGTTCTTTACTAAGAACAATTTACATAAAATGGCAGATGGTGGCGCTACTGATGCAGTAGTAACATCTATTACTAAAAGAGTTAATGGTGGTACTATTGGTCTTGCTGACAGAATTAAACATTTTAAAGAATATTATCATTTATTGGCATAAAATAGTTTGGTAGTTAACATATTTATATGTAGTAATTACTAACTATGGCAATTTATAAAATATTCCCTGAAAAAAGCGCTACTTTATATTCATTTTATCCAACAGTCAATACGGGATTAGATGAAATATTAGAGATTAGCACTTATTATTCTATTAATGGTACTGATGAAGTATCACGTTCCGTTATTAAATTTCCTTCTGCTCAAATCAGCGATATAATCGCTAGTAAAATAGGTACTGGTAGTTTTGATGCTTATTTAAAGTTATATTTAGCTAACGCCTCATCCATACCTTTAAACTATACTTTATATTCACACCCACTAGCTTCTGATTGGAATATGGGTACTGGTAGATTAGGTAATGTACCTAATACTGTTGATGGTGTAAGTTGGAAATATATAGATCAAGATAGTGGTAGTAGATGGTTTAATAATGGATCATTCCCAGCAGGAACAACAGGCTCTTATGTAAGTAGCAGCAGCGCAACTGCAGGAGGTGGTTTATGGTATACTAGTTCATTATATGCTGCTAGTCAATCATTTACTCAAATAACTTCAAAAGATATTGAATTAAAAGTAACAAATGCTGTTAGTGCTTCTTATATTAATGCAATAAGTAATTATGGTTTTATTTTAAAACATAGTTCATCTATAGAATTTACATCTCAATCTAAATTTGAAACAAAATACTTCTCAGGAAATACTCATACAATTTATCCCCCATGTTTAGAAATAAGATGGAATGATGCAAGATATACAGGTTCAATAGCTATAGTTAGTTCAAGTTTATTTGTAGCTACTTTAGGTAATAATAAAAATGAATACCAACAAGATTCAGTACAACGTTTTAGAGTAAATGTTAGAGATCAATTTCCAACTAGAAGATTTCAAACAACTTCACTTTATTTAGACAATAAAGCTTTACCTACTTCTTCATATTGGTCAATAAAGGACTTGGATACCGAGGAAATTGTCGTAGATTACGACACAAACTATACTAAAATTAGTTATGATGCTAGTGGTAGTTATTTTGATGTTTATATGAATGGATTAGAACCGGAACGTTATTATAAATTATTATTTAAAACTGTGTTAACTAACGGTGAAACAGTTATATCTGATAATAATTACTATTTTAAAGTTATAAGATAATGTCTCGTATACTATTAGAGAAAACAGTATTTGATAAAGATGCTTTTGATAAAGTAATTAATAGACAATTTAGTCAATTACCTCCGGCCATTCAAGTAGATGCGCAGGATGCCGCTACACCATCTTTTACAATAGAAGATTTTTTAGCATTATTTAATTCTTTATATGACTTCCTACCAGAAGATATTTTAAGACAATTATTAGAAAGAATAGCAGGTACTTTAGAAGTAAGAATAGATGATACAGATATTCAAGCATTGTTAGATGAAATTACTTCATTAAGACAACAATTAGTAGAAATACAAACCACAGTGAACGAAACAAAACAGTATTCTCAACAGCAATAAAATAATGGCAGATAATATTAAAATAGTAGGTAGTATTCTAAGTACAAGTCAAGTTTCACGTTATGAAACAGATGACTTAAGGTTAATTACTTCTTTAAATATTAAAAAAAGTTTTGACCCTTTTAATGATTATATAGAATATTATGTTTATGATATTACAAGTAATCCTCTAGAAGATAATTACAATTATCGTAGTTATAAATTACCTACAGATGAATCTCTAAATCCAGGAGTAACCCCTGATTTAAATACAACAAATCAAACAGCTACAGGAGCTCAAGTAGGCACTGTATCTAATTTAAGTACAACGTCTTCTACATATCCTATCATTGAAATTGATCCTGTACAAGACTTACAAAATTTAGGCTATTCATCAGGTGAATTTAAGGTTCAATATAATATATTTAAAAATAAAATCTCAAGTTACCCATCAGCAGAATTATTTATTAAAGAAATTTCTCCTGATAGAACTGAAATTAGAGTTGGGTCTGTTGTTTTAACTAATGATCAAATTGAAACTGGTTCTCTTGCTTTAATTGAATCTTATACTACATCTTCTATTTTCGATCCGTTTCTTTTAAATTTTGGTAATAATATACAAGAACTTGTTACTAATATTGTTTTAAATAGAGTTGATACTGGATATGAAATATTGTTTAAGTTATATAATACTTTAGATGATTCTATTACTGAAAAATCATCATTATGGGTTGTAGAAGAAATTTCAACACCATATATTTTTGATATTAATCTTGATGCTATACTATCTGCAGCAACCGGTAGCACATTAAGAGGACCCAATTTTAGTAATCTATCAAGGTTTGGTCTAAATTCAACTGATGGACCCTATGAAAATCAGTTTGCAAATGATCAAGAAGGATTATTTAAACTAAATAATTCTCAAAGTATTGATATTAATATAAATTATAGTGGTAATGGAAGTGGTGAAAGTGGATTTGGTAGTTTTGTAACATTTGGATCTGCTTTCTCACGTGTACATAATTTTTATACTAAGGTTCAACAAATTGAAAATTATAACAATCTTATAGCTCAATACCCAACTTATAACTTAATAAGCGGTAGCTTCTCAGGCAGTTTTTCTAGTAGTTTACAATCAGAAATAAACACATATTCTGCTAGTATTAACAGTATTATTTCAAACTTTGATGGATTTGAAAATTATTTATATTTTGAATCAGGTAGTTTAGTTTCAACAACTCGATATGGAATAACTCCTTTTCCTAAATCAGGAAGTTATAAACCATATGTTTTATTACCTACAACATCATCAGCTGTTGGAATTTGGTATGCATCATCTTCCCTAAATGCTGAAGACTATGACCTGAATAATGTTGACTATTTTAAATATTCAGTACCAGGTTATGTAGTAGATGACCCAGATAATGAAAATTATATAACCTTCTTAAATATGATGGGTCAGTTTTTTGATAATATATGGATATATATCAAAACAATTCCCGAAATAAATTTAGCTAATAATAATTTAGAGATTGGTATTTCTAAAGATCTTGTATACAATATGTTACAATCTTTAGGAGTAAGTATATTTAATAGTCTTGGTAATCAAAACATTGCTAATTATTTATTAGGAAATAGTGGAAGTAGTAATTTTAACGAAAATTTTACATTAGGTAACATCCCAGCTACTTTATCTATAAGCAGTGCTAGTTTGTCACCAATATTAAACCCAACAGGATCTTTTATTGTAAATGGAACTATATTAAATATTACAGGTAGTATTTCAAGCAGTATATATTCGGGTCCATTAAACACACCAACTACTATATATATTCCAACTGGTTCTACATTTAATGATACTTTAAATAACATTGTTGCATCATTTAACGTAAGTAGTTCATTCTCTTTTTATAGTTCTTCTTTACAATATATTACCACTCAAAATTCTTCATCAAATTTAAATTTTACAACAAGTTTTAATTTAGATGGTGATTTAGCTAATTCCTACTATGCTATTTCTGGAAGTACTACATTATATTTTTCTGGAGGAACAGGTTCTTTCTTAAATACTATTCCTAAAAAAGATATTTTAGCAGAATCATATAAACGTATTTACCATAATTTACCTTTATTATTACAACGTAAGGGTACTGTTGCTGGTTTAAGAACATTATTATCTACATTCGGTATACTAAATCAAGATTTTTATTCTAAAATAGATAATCTTTCTGGTTCGTATGTTGGGGGAAGATTAATTACAAGCTCATTATTTGTAACAAACTCTTATTATACCCCTACTGGTAGTAATCTTAATTATAGTGTATTAAATGTAAAAGAATTTGGTGGTTCTACAACTGAAGGATTACTAGCAGGATATAATAATGATAAAGTTAGAATTGTTGATAATGTTACTGCAAGTGTAGCTGGTACTTTTGGAAGTGTTTTATCACCTTATACAAGTATATTACAATACACAACTGCATCATCTAATTTTAGAACAGCAGATGAACATTATGTTGATATATCATTCTCACCTCAAACACAGTTAGATACTTATGTTTCTAAATCTATAGCATCTGTTAATAATAATTGGTCAATAGATAATTACATAGGTAATCCTCAACAACAATATAGTGGGTCATATAGTGATTTAGATGCTCAAAGACAAATATATTTTGTTGATGGTACTGGTTCATATGCTGGATTTACAGGCTCACTTTTAGATTACAATGGATTTATTCGCTTAATCCAGTTTTTTGATAATTCAATGTTTAAGATGTTAGAAGATTATGTTCCTGCAAGAACTAGTCTTTCAACAGGTGTTACTATTAATTCTCCTGTTTTAGAGAGAAATAAATGGTCTTATGCTCAACCTGAAGCTATTAATGAACTGGAAAAAGATGGTAGCGTTGTGGCTCCTGTTTTTGAATCTGTATATGATTCTTTTTATTATGATTTATCTGGAAGTAAAGTATCTTATATAAATGGAGAAATTCCTGGATCTGAAATTAATATATATGATGATTATTTTGTAGTAAATAATAAAAATCCATGGCTAAGTAGTTTACAATACACTTCATCAGATGCTTTCCAACCCCAAGTTTCATCATCAAATCCTTTTCCTATATTTGGATATAAATTTATTTATGAAACTAGTGCTAGCCTAGCTAATATTTTTATTCCAGAAGCAACAGCTTCATTTATATCAACCCCAGCTACTTTATCTATAAGTAGTGCTAGTTTGTCTTCATTATTAAATCCAACAGGTTCATTTAATATAAATGGAATAATAATTGCTATTACTGGTAGTACACTACCTTCAAATACTGCTACTACTATATATGTTTCTACAGGATCTACTTTTAATGATAGTATAACAAATATTTCTGCTTCTTTTAATTATAGTAAATCTTTAGCTCCTTATAGTAGTTCATTACAATATATAAATGCTTATAATAGTTTTCCTAATCTTAACTTTACTACAAGCTTTGATGTAAATGCCTCTATAGCAAATACTTACTATGTAATTTCAGGAAGTACTACTAGTTATTTTTCAGGTGCTTCTAATAACCCATCTACACAATCTGTTGATATAAATGGTATTTTATTTGTAGCTACATCATCTAATATGATTAACACAAACAAAATTATTTATGTACCAACAGGTTCAACAACTGCAAATACAACCCAAAATATTTCAGTTGCTTTAAATTTTAGTAGATCTTTAGCACTATATAGTAGTTCATTACAAAATATATCTTCAAGTGTATCAGCTTCAGGATTATTATATACAGTAGGTACTTATGGCACATTACCAGGTAATGCAAAACCTAAAATGCCTGATTATAATGATTTTATACATTCAGATTTTAACGTAATGTTAAATAATGTATCTACTAGTTTATATTCAACATCAAGAAAAACTTTAGAAATATCAGGTAGCTCTCAAATAATTGGAAGTGGATCTTTTCCATTATTAGTAACAGCTTCATTACAAGATTCTTATTTATCATTATCTGCATACACACTACCACGTTATAGTGGTTCTAAAACATATAGTGCTAATTATAATACCTATTCCCCATCTTCTTCAGTTTGGGTAGGCGATAAATCATATGGTAAAACAGCAGCAATTGATAGGTATGTCAGAAAATTTGGTTTATTTACTCAAGTTGTAAGTAGTTCATTCTTTAGTAGTCGTAACTTAGTTGCTCTAAAATATTTAGTAGATGAAAGTGGTAGTTTAACTGAATTAAGTCAAACACCTACTTCAAGTATAGATAGTAATTGGTCTGAAGTTCAAAATACGTTTAAGTTAGGTTCAAATCCAACTGTTGCTTTATTTGACAATCAACAATATGGAGATCAGAAAAAAACAGATGGTCCTAAATCAGTATTTGATAGTGGATATTCTTACTATCCAACATTATATTACAGTACAGGTTCTACAAAATTATATTTCCAATATGTTGGAGTAGGTACTTCAATTTTATTCCGTAGTAATAATAATAATGGGTTTATAAATGGGGGGTCAACCAATCAGTATGCTCCTAGTGGTGGGTTTGTATATAACGCCTTTAATAATATTGATGGTACGTTTGAGGGCCGTGCTTACTATAATTTAGGTGTTACTGGAAGTTTCCCTTTCTATTCAGCATCACAGAATATTACTATGGACTTCTCAGCAAACTTTGGTGTTAATATCCAATTTCCAACAGCAGTTCAGAGTGCTTCTTATACTTTTAGTATAGTTTCAGGAAGTACAACGTTAGCTTCTCAAACAAAAACATTCACATCATCTTTAGGAAATTTATCCTCAGTACTTGATTTTAATGTAACTAGTTCTTATACTAACTTTAATCCTGGAGATAAAATATTTTTTAGACTATTACAATCAGTATCTACAGGATCCTATACAGCATCTTTACTTAACACCGGGGACCTAACTCCATATACAGGATTAAGAAATTCAATATCAACAGCAACTACCGGTATAAATCCGTTTGCTACTAGCTCTGCTGCTCCATTTATATCATCTTCTAATGGTACTGATACATTATTTTTAAACGAAAGCTTATCTAGTTTTAAAGATTATTTATATTTATCTGAAACTAGTTCTGCTGATTTACATCCAATTTATGGAAACATAGACTATACTTTTTCACCTAAGGTTGGAGATGTGATTCTTCTTTATTATAATAACAGTACTCAAGTACAAGAACTTAATGTAGTAACAGCTGGTATTATTCCGAACGGTTCGGTGTTTGCTATTAAAGTATCACCTAATTTAGTAAGTACTCTATCGGTATCTTCTTATACTAATAACACAATAAATAAATTATTATTATTATCTAAAATACCAGATGAAACTAATATTAATTTAGTATTTAATAAAGAAAATGGACAAACATCGTATGGGTTTATAATACCTGACAATTTATCACCAGATGTATTAAAAAATATCGATACAATAACTAGACAGGTAAAACAAAAATTATTAAGTAACGGAAACACAATATAATAAAATTCAATAAATCAATATATTTATAGTATATACAACATAAAGAACTATGGCAATTTTAAATCCTACATTCGTAACAGTAGATGCAATATTAACCACTAAGGGCCGTGAATTATTGGCTCGTAACGATGGTTCATTTCAAATCACACAATTTTCATTAGCTGATGATGAAATTGATTATACTCTGTATAACCCAAACCACCCATCAGGATCTGCTTATTATGGTGAAGCAATTGAAAATATGCCTGTAATTGAAGCATACCCAGACGATTCACAAATCATGCGTTATAAGCTAGTAACATTACCTCGTGGTACATCACGTCTACCAGTTATTAATGTTGGTTATAGCAGCATTACCTTACGTCAAGGTGCTTCATTAACAATTACTCCACAAACACTTAACTATTTAGGTGCTACAAGTACATTTGAAGCAAACGGATATATTGTAACTGTTTCTGATTCAAGATTATTATCTTCATTTGCAGGAACAGGTATCACAGTAACAACACCAGGAATTACAGATTTAAATACAACTTCAGGTGCCGTGTTATCGTCAAGCCAAATTGGTACTTCATTTACAATAACAGGTACTACAATCAATACTTTATTTGGAACTAGTTTGTCTACCTTAACAACTACACTTACCGTGATTGGTAGAGATAGTGGTGCGAGAATTACTATTCCTTTGAACATCCAAAAAGTAGCCACAGTTTAAAATAATATAAATAATGTCATTTACAAGATATAACACAGACGATTCAGTAGTAAGCGCCGAAACAGTAGTGCGTGGTTTATGGAGTGGAGATAACTACACCTTAAACGATTTTTATACATCTAGTACTTATACAGAATATTATGTAGATGTTTTTGATAGTAATTTTAATACTTCAACGTCAGCTTCAGTTCAATTTAGTTTACAATTCGGACAAGTAAGTGGAGCAGGATCTTTTCCTATTAATCCAGCAGTTGCTGGGTATAGTCCATCACGTGTTGTTTATGGTCAATACAGAAACTTAGTTTATGGTACTGAAACAACAAATTTTAGTTTCGATGGTGGTTCAACTACATCAAATGCTATTTATGTTATTAATATTTCTAGAGCTCGTTATAAAGAATCTTTATTACCTGGTTCTTTAAATATGACTTTAGCAGGTGCTAGTGGTTCATTTAAATATACAGATGACAGTGGTACTACAAATTTAACTCGTTTTATTGGTGAAAATAGATACTTTAATATTATTAGTGGAAGTAACGGCTCTTATTTTACATCAGGAACTCCAAATAAATATTATGGTTTGTTCTTCCCAGATTTAGATATTATTGTTTTAGATGCTAACGCATTAACAGGAAGTTTAACACCAGGTATTCCTTATTCCCCAGCAGTATCTGCCTCTTCATATAATCAAATAAATTTATGGAGAGCATTAGATTCTGGTTCTAGTTTTCAAATGAAATCATCTGAAACCATCTCAGCACGTTATTTCTTTACACGTATTAAAAATAGTGAATATAATTATACTACAAACCCATCTGTAATAGATGCAAATGGTAATTTATTATATACAACATTGATTAATAATCCTCAAACGTACGTTACAACAGTAGGTATGTATAACGATAACAGTGAATTGTTAGCAGTAGCTAAATTATCAAAACCATTAGTAAAAGATTTTACTAAAGAAGCATTAATCAGAGTGAAGTTAGATTACTAATCATGTATGTCATCATTCAAACAACTAAACAAATCAGACGTTACGCATGTTGCATATGCAGCAAATAAGCAATGGGATTTACCTATATGCACATACCCTTCTTCTGATGAATATATAACTATTTACAAAGGAACTAATGTAACAGGTAGTTTTGACTTTACAATGGACCCCATAACTGAGGGCCAATATGAACGTTTAGTTTACGACCAAATTAATCATTTATTTTACCACCAA